AGGAGAGTGGTATATTTAAAAAATTAAATTTAAAAATAGATACGGTAGACGCTGATTTAGATAACCCTAAAGATTACGCTAAAAACGTTAGGAAGCTTAAGAACCAAATAGATAAATCATCAAGAAAATTTGTGTTTTTAAGAAAGCCTAGCTCTACATGGATTCGTTTCGCTAACGAGAGTTTACAATCAGCATTCGATCACAAAAGATTATACTTCGCTGGCTCTGCTATGGATGACAACTACAATATGCAGAGAAAAGCTAATATCCCTATTGAAAATTTAAAGTTCTTGAGGAATCAAGATGCTGAAGAGAAAAACAAAGGAGCTAAGATGATTGACTTCGTAGAGCATCAAAGGGATATGATGGACCTTATAAAAGTTCAATGCGCTTTAGTTCAAGTTACTACTTCACCGCAAGGAACACAAAGTTTTGATCTACCTCCTAACCTCCGCAAGCAGAGAGGCGCTGACAAAGCTCGAAAAGACTCCTACTCCGCTTTAGTTCTAGGTAACTGGGGCATGAATGTATATTTCGATATGTTAGATGATCAAGGCTCTGATGTTACAGAAACATTCACTCCAATGTTTATTTCTTAACTTTTGAAAGTTAGAAAGTTACTTTTTGTGTAGTATAATATTATAATGGCGAGGAAGTATACGAAAAAATCAGATTATTGGAACAAATTCAATAAAAACAATAACTTGGAAGATTTAGCTATGAGCCAAGCTTCTCAAGAATCATATACCCCAGAATTACTGGGTGAATCATTTTACACATCAGACGCTTCGTATAAGAAGGTATCTACAGCTAGGACTAATAGGGCTGGTACTTCAGGCGCTGCTAGGGTTAACTCTGCTGCTCTTAGGACTACCATCGATAGATTTTCCAGCATCCGTAAGGGTATGCTGCCTTACGAATATGCTGCTGATGGCGTAAACGTTCGTGAAGGAATTGAGCTATGCCAGAAAGCTTACGCCAACGTTGCTGTGTTCAGAAACGCTGTGGACGTTATGTCTGAGTTTGCGAATACTGAAATCTACTTAGAAGGAGGAACAAAGAAGAGTCGTGAGTTCTTCCACCAGTTCTTTAAGCGTATCAACCTTCAAAACTTAAAAGATCAATACTTCCGAGAGTATTACCGTAGTGGTAATATTTTTATCTATAGATTTGATGGGGAGTTTGAAGTCGAAGACTATGCTCGACTTATGAATCAAGTTGGGTCTATTAATCCTTCCGCTAATAAGATTCCAGTTAAGTATGTACTTCTAAACCCTTTCGATATTGTATCAAAGAGGGCTACTACATTTAATGTTGGGGCATATGAGAAAGTTCTGTCTGAGTATGAGCTTTCCCGCTTGCAGAACCCATCTACAGAAGAAGATCAGTTGATTTATGATTCTCTAGACCCTGAGATGAAGAAGCTTGTAAAAGATGGGTCATACTACACAGATGGAATCAAAATTAAATTAGACCCCAAACGTCTTTGCTTCTCCTTCTATAAGAAACAAGATTATGAGCCATTTGCAGTACCATTTGGCTATCCAGTTTTGGAGGACATTAACGCTAAGCTTGAGCTTAAAAAAATGGATCAAGCTATCACTCGGACTGTTGAGAATGTTATCCTCCTTATTACTATGGGTGCTGAACCTGAGAAAGGTGGAGTCAACGCCAATAATATTAACGCAATGCAGCACCTCTTTAAAAATGAGAGTGTTGGTCGCGTTTTAGTCTCAGACTATACCACTAAAGCTAATTTCGTTATTCCAGATCTGAATAAAGTTCTTGGGCCAGCAAAATATCAAATCCTTAATGATGATATCAAACAGGGGTTGCAGAACATTGTTGTCGGGGATGAAAAATACAATTCAACACAAGTCAAAGCCCAAATATTCATTGATCGCCTTAAAGAAGCTAGAAGCTGTTTCTTAAATGATTTCTTACAAAGGGAGATCAAGAGGATTGCTAATAGCCTTGGATTTAAGTCTTACCCAACCGCAACGATGAAGGATATCGACATGCGTGATGAGACGCAGCTTATGCGCGTTTCCACCCGCCTGATGGAGCTTGGTATTCTTACTCCTCAACAAGGAATGGAGATGTTCCATAATGGCAAGTTTCCGAATGCGGAAGATATCGCTCCTGCTCAAAGCGCCTTTATCGAACAAAGGAAAGAGGGCTTCTACAACCCTATTGTTGGCGGAGTGCCAATGATTGAAGACGAAATCTCTGAGAAGCCACAAAATTCTCAAACTCCTGAAGCTGCTGGCAGACCTCATGGTACTACTACGGTAGACGAACAGAAACTATCTAATGCGGAATACTCTAGAACAAGCATTCAATCTACCATTTATGCTGTAGAAGCTTTTAATTCTATAGCTAGAGAGAGGGCTGAAGAGAAGTTTGGTAAGGAGTTAAATGAGCAACAAGAAGAGATGGTAACTAAACTTTGTGAGTCGATTGTTTGCGCTTCTAAGCGTGAAGAGTGGAATCAAACCCTTGAGGCTTGTATTGATAATTTCGAACTTATCGAAGAATTAAATGTAATGAATGAGGTTTTGAGTGTATCTAATAAGCATAACTTAGAAGTTTATCCATCAGCAATTTTATACCATAGTCATGAAAATTAATCCAGAAGACATTGAATTACCCCTTGAGAAAACTGTTAGTTTTAAAAATGGGGAAGCGGAAGTATCTATCGCTAGTAAGTATAGCGGTTCAGAAGCAGGTTTGTATAAATCTTATATGAGCGTGTGTGCATCTGATGATAAAGCCCTTACGGACACTGAAGGCATGGACAAAAAGCATACTTATGCTGCTTGTGCTGTTCAGTATGATAAAATGCGAGCTATGATGACGGATGATAGCAAAGGGGAGCTTACCGATAAGCAAAAGAAACTTCCACCCGCACTACAGAAGGTCATCCTCGACAAGATGAAGAAAGACGGAAAGATCAGCAAAGAAGACTCTGAGGCTGCTGAAAAAAAACTTTTATCCAAAGACGATGAAAAAGAGTCTGATCCAAAAGGTGAAAAACTGGAGGTTAAGGAGAAAAAGTAAAATGCCTTATAAGTACACAACCACTTTTGAATCTGAAATTTTCGCTCATCAAGTGGATGATGAGTTTGTATCTAAGGCTTCTTTAAGTGAGCTATCTTCCCTAGTCCCCAAAAATATTGACTTTGAGAAGAATGTAGACCTACTGGGTGTATCATTTAACGCTGCTGTTGTTAATGTGTTTAATAGAAACGGTGACGGTATTGATACCGCCACCGCTTTAAAGTATAACGATCAGTTTATACATAAGCCCACTAATATAGAACATAATAAAGATAAGATTGTAGGGCATATTGTTACTGCTGGTTTCAGCGACTACGGCTCTAATAAAATTTTATCTAATAAAGAATTAGAAAATAAGAAAGGCCCGTTTAATATAGCATTAGGCGCTGTGGTCTACAAGTCGGCAAATAAACAGTTTGCTCAACTTTTAGAAAGATCAACTGATCCTGAAGACGAATCTTATTATAAAAAAATATCTGCAAGTTGGGAGGTTGGTTTCTCTAATTATGTTTTGGCGGTAGGAAGCGGTAAGCTTAACGAAGCCACAATCATATCAGACCCTCATAAGATTAAAGAAATGAACGGTTTCTTGAAAGCTTATGGTGGCTCTGGTAAAACTGATAAAGGTGAACCTATCTATAGATTGATTACTGGAAAGATATATCCATTGGGTATCGGTTTCACTTCTAATCCAGCGGCAGATGTAAAAGGTATCTACAAAGATCAAGAAGATAGTGATCGAGATAAATTTTCACAAAAAGATAAAAAAATTGTAACAAAAGAAAATAACATAGCTATGGAAAACATTGTTAACGAACTAAAGGATCTTCTTATCGAGAAAAAAATCGGTGAGGAGACTGTAGCTTCCATGACTCAGACTTTTTCAGAGGCGATTCGTGAAAAGAACGAAGAGTTTTTGAAGGAAAAAGAGGCTCTTACGAGCGAAAAGGAAGCCGTCAAAAAGGAATACGAAGATCTTAAAGCTTCTGTTTCTGAGCTTGAAGCCAAGCTCACTGAAGCAAATGATCGGATTAACGTTTTTGAAAATGAGAAAAAGGCTGAAGAAGCTGTCGCTCGTTTCAATGTGCGTATGGACGAACTTGATTCCAAGTTCGAACTGTCTGATGAAGATCGTCAATTCCTTGCTGAAGAAGTGAAGTCTCTTGACGAGGCTGAAGA